GTCTATGTCAGCAAGGTTGTACAAAAATACTACTGTAATTTCAAGTTTTTATTCTGATCCTAAAGATACTGACCCAGAGCATATTCTTTCGGGATCAGGAACTACTATTATATCAATGAATGGTACAAGTGATTATGTACAACTTCAAATGCAAATGGCGGCCTCTGCTGGAACTATAAGACATTTAGCGAATGATGGGTCAAATGTTCTTTGTGGGTTCAAATTAATTTTATAAAAAATGAGCGAACTAAAGGTCAATTCAATCAAGGGTGTAGGAGCTAGCACGGCTGCTATTACTGTCAACAATACTGATGGAACATGCACAGCAAATATAGCTTCTATAAATGGTGGTTCTATTGGTACGAACAACTTGATAATTAACGGAGGAATGAACGTGGCACAAAGATCGGTGTCATCTACAGGTAGCGGTTATAAAACTATTGATAGATGGTCAGTAAATTATTCTGTCCAAAATGCTCCTACACAGGCTCAAGTAGATGTTGCAAGTGGTACTACTCCTTACACTTTAGGTTTTAGAAAAGCATTAAAAGTTACAAACGGAGATCAATCTAATGGTGCCACAGCAAATAGTATTCTTTATATTAGACAGATGATAGAGTCACAAAATGCTGCACAAAGCGGTTGGAATTATACTTCTTCTTCTTCATTTATAACTTTATCTTTTTGGATAAAGTCAAGTGTCGCACAGAGTTTTCATGGTCATTTAAGAGTTAGAGATGGTACTTCTCAAAGATATCCTTTTCAGACAGGTGTTTTAACTGCTAATACTTGGACAAAGATAACTAAAGTAATTTCCGGAAATTCTAATCTACAGTTTGATACAGATACAACAACTAATGCTGCTGATAGAGGATTAGATTTTGTTATTTGTCCATATATGGGAACTACTTACAGCGACTCTGGTGCAACATTTGACCAATGGCAAGCAAATACCGATGGTAACTTTGCTGGTACTGATATGACCACAACATGGTATGAAACCAATGATGCGACCTTAGAAATTACAGGTGTACAGATTGAGGTTGGCTCTACAGCTAGTTCGTTTGCTTTTGAATCTCATGCAGATACTTTGAGAAAATGTCAAAGATACCTTTATATTTTAGATTTAGGCACACATTCAACTGTATTAAACTTTCAGTTACATCGTTATAATTATAATACTGGCGCACCACATCAATATATTACTTGGCCAGTCATAATGCGTGCTGCACCTAGTATGACTAAAGAGGGTGCAAATTACACGGGTGGTGGTTATCAAACTAATATTACTTTAGGTGCTGCCCTTCCAACAGCAGGTGTTGTTGTTGGAGATACTGCAACAAACGCAGGTGATAGCTCTTGGCATAGGGTAAATACATCAGCTGGTAGTACACTAAGATACTTATTTTCAGCAGAATTATGACAATAACATATAAATTTTACAAACCTGATCCAGACTTTCCTGATGTACAAAACATTATGAAGTTAGAAGATGGTGAAGTGGTTTGCTACATTCCTAAAGCTGAAGGAAATACAGATTACCAAGAATGGAAGGAGTGGGTTTCTAATGGTGGAGAAACTCAAGCTGCTGATTAATTAACCTTTTCTTGCATTTGTCTAGTCATCATTCCGCCAATTAGATATAGTGGAGCTAAACCAACAATCAAAAACAACACCATTAAACTCATTGGTGCTAATGCTTTGATAAACGCTTTTTTCCACATATGTTTCAAAAAATTTGTCAGATAGCTTCATTGTTGTCTTTATTCCTTACCTTGTCAATGCTGGGCGGTTCATACTACGCTTACAGATTTGTCACCTCTGAACAATTTAAAGCAAGAGTGATGAATGAGGTTCTGGACAATGTACAGGGCATGATGCCAAAAGTTTTAGATAATGCAATGCCAGATATGACAGGCGGTACAATTCCAGAATATATACAGCCTAAAAAATAATGGTTTTTGGTTTTTTAAAAAAACTAATTAAATATTACGTTGATAAATTTATAAATTGGTTGCGTATTAAAAGATTTAATTTTGAATTAGATCATGACATAAAAAAATATCATGAAGAGTTGGACAAAAAAATAAAAAAACCAGAGATAAGAGAAGTTGGTAAGTTTGGAGAAAATGGCTGGTCTATTTCTATTGGAGATATTAAAGATGGAGATACCAGAAATTAGTGTAAGACAAATAAATATACCAGAGGTTTATATTCCTGACATATATAAGCCTGATCCTGTATTGCCTGTAATAACAAATTTAGAAATAGATGTTGTAGGTTGTACTTATCAGCATAGAGATATAAAAAATACTGGTAATACACAGCTTTTACTTGATGATCCAAACGGAGTGTTTCTGACTTGTGGTGAATCTTTGTTTCCTAGTTTTTACCCTATGGACTACAGACCAGATCAGTTAGTAATTACTGAAGATTTGCCGATAACAAATGATGTCCCACCTATGCCAGAGGCAGATATTCCAGAGACTAAAACACCAGAAAAGAAAAAAGAAGAATTAGTAATACCAGAATGTCCAAGTAAAAAAGAGCAAAAAGTTGGAGATTACAGAAATGCAAAACGCATTGAAAGGGTTATAGGTCATAAGTTATCCTCAGACAAAACTGAGTGTATTACGCTTTATGAGGACGTACCCTTTCGAGAAACTTTTATTGGTACACCTGAAGTTCTTATTTCTACTGCTGCTATTGGTTTGGTCGCTGGTAGCTCTGCGGCTCTTGTCCCTATAATTCAAGGAGTTGCAAAGGCTGGTGTTAAGAATATAAGCAAGCGTTTTTCTAAAAAAGACAAGGTATAAACATAAGCAAAGGATTTTACAAGCCGTTTACAGGCGATTTAAAAGCCCTATTTTTTTTGAATTTTATGAGTATGAGGCAAAACTTGGTTTGGTAACGGTATAAGCTTTACATCTTTACAAGTGACAGCGTGTTCACCTGTCAGCACTACTCCGAGTTTAGCCTGTTTACCGCATACCTCTAACCTATAAAGAGCCATCTCTAACTTTGTTTTTTTGATTAATAACTCTTGAGCTTCGATATTTACCTTTGCTGCCCTTTTGCATAGTTCCCCACCATTACCCAAAGGAATATTAAATTGAGCAGATATTCCATAATTTAAGTTATAATTATCTTTCTCAAATCTTGGAGTTTCTTGGACATATTTAATCTCACCTGTATCTTCGTCATATATGTTTTGTCTGGTAACTGTCTCTATTGGTCTGTTAAAGCTCCATGCGTCTGTAAGATATGGGGTTATGGTCAAACTGGGCGAGGTGCAAACAATCCCTTGACTGTAGCGATTCTGGGGCAAGCTGGAGGGGGTTATCATTGTTGCATTATTATTGACTACCCCTTGAGCATTGCTACTGGGCGAGGCAACAGTGGTATTTGCCAAAACCCTTGCAGGGCAAAGGATTACAAGAATTACTGACCAAAAATACTTTGAGTTTCCGTTGTAGTAGTGGTTGTGATAGTCCGATTGATATGAGTAATTGTGTCGATTCCACTTCCCTGTAGTGATTCTATTAGTGAAAAGCTTTCTCCAGCGTTTTTGATTTTCCATCTTGGGACAGCCTCTAAGTTTGGAGAAGTCCAACTGAAGTTAACACCTTGAAGTGTTTGGGTTTGTTCTGTAACAACGTCAGCGTTGATATATCCGTTAAGATCAGCCGACTCAATATTGTGACCACTTGCGGAATAGGTAAAGCCATTATTCCACTGATAGCTTGAAATTTGCTCATTAATTACAGATTGCGAAGTAGAACTCTGAGTACTGGAACCGCTACGGAACTGGGGGACTATAGGTGTGGCAAGGGTTCTCAGAGGTAGTAGTAATATTAATAATAGCCAAAATCTAGTCAATTTCAATCTGAACAGTAGTTGAGGCAATACAGCTTGTTCCAGAACCGCCAGCAGTGCAAGTATGAATACCAGAAGACAAAGAAGTAAGAGCTAAGTTTCCAGCAGTACCACCAGAGATAACTGTTGTCTGTCCACCTAATACTGGTAAAGTTGCTATCCCAGAACTAGGAGTGATTGCTGACTGTGTTACGTCCCCTGCCTGATAACTTTCGCTGAGAGAAAAGGCAGAGCCAGCAGTTGTGACCGATTTGTTTGTATTAACTAAAGCTGGGACTCCATTGCTTAAACTGCCAAGATTCAATCCACCTATTCCATTTGTTACCACACTGTCCCCTGTTCCTGTAGAGGTAGTAACATTATTCCCACTTATAGAGTATGAACTAGGTGCGGCATTTGTAATTACATAAGGTGAGTCAATAGAAATCTGTGCAGAGGTTACATACTTGGCTGTAATATCAGCAAAGGCACTAGACGGAGAAAGAAAGATGATAAATGGAATTAGCTTTTTCATTTGATACCAACTTTAGTATTCTTATTATCCACTATAACTGGTTTCTTTCCGTTGCCATTTTTACCCTTTATAGAGATCCCATAAGCCGAAGCAATATTTCCCACAAGACCAGCAGCAAAGGTGTCTAGCCTTATCTTTTCCATGTACCCCAAAGTCATAACTGATAAAGCCCAAACCAAAATTAAAAGTCTGATCCCATGACCAAAATAATCCCGACTTTCCTTTTCTTCTTCTTCCATGAGATTAAGATTTCTTGTTTAATACTGGTATTTTAGCTATGTTTGGAAAAACGAACAAATCATGTCTAAGTTTCTAATCAATCTATTTATCAGGTTCGGCAAGTCGGAATCTATCAGAAAAGGGCTTTTGCTTATGTTAAAATCGGCGGCTGAGAAATCAGATAATGACGTTGACGATGCCATAGTTAAGATGATTGAGGAAAAACTCTTTCCAGTTAAATAATGGATATTATCAAGGCTCTTACATCTACCTACAGCCTTGAAGGTGAGTTCGAGGTGCAAAAGTCTATACAATTTATTGAAAAGCTAGAGGATATTGAACTGTTAAAACCTTATGCAATTAAGCTTTTACAGACAAATGCAAAACAAGCACACTTTATAAGCACTTCTCTTGAAGTTATATCTCAGCAAGCCGCTTATATATTTAAATTAGAAAAAGAACTAAAAAAGAAAAAAACGACCTTTTGGGATCGCTTTAAGTTTGTTATATTCGGAAAGAAGTAGAGGTCTTACATAAATACTTGCCAGACTATTTCGCCTACTCTGTGTTTGAAACGTGTTCCGACTACGCCCACAGACTTACAAATTAAATACAGTTCATTCGGTTGATCAAATCGAAGCTGTAACTTTAATGCCTCTTGTTTAAGGAACTAAATCCTTTTCTGTAATATCAAACCACATTGCTGATTCAGTAACCATACCAGTTAACTCATCTGTCTTTGATACTTCGCAAAACTCAAAAAGTTTTTCTGTTTCTGGTTCGTAAAAGATTTGACCTACATAAGGATTAACAGGAAAAGAAATTAATTTCATAGTTAGAAAGGAAGATCATCTGGTAACTCAGGCTGGTTCGCTTGTACATCTACAGTCCTCTCAGAGGCATCTTTATGGGGCATAGGCTGTATTCTGCCAGAATTTCCCCACATACCGCCCCAAAGCGAAAATCCAGCAACCTCATCATATTCTTTTTGACTTTTATAGACACGAATTTTTGTGCCGTCCATTTTGGCATTATCTACAGCTTGAGTTAACCAGTTTGCAGCTTTTAAGGCTTCATCACAGGTAAAGTCGAGAACTATGTTTTGATCTGGTGCGTTTTCTTTGGTGCTGTTGTTGCGAGTAAATCTTACTTTTGCGAAGAAAGCAGGGGTGTTAGCCATAATTAAAAAGGTTTGATAGGGGTGATTGCGTTTGCCTCTTCCCATGCGAGGACTTTGTGTAGCTGGTATCTTATTCGGGTGTTGCCCCTCGCTAGTG